AAATAGAACCTAGATCATACAGCAATCTCTTTAAGAGGTACTTACTTATGAGCGCTATCGCGCCCGTGAAAGGGTCTTCACTTCCGATGGATACTGTTCGAACGAACAGTGCCACCGTCGGTGTTGACAAAACGTTTGACCCTGAGGGGTTTATACTCCCCGGTGTTGCACGTTGGGTAGATCGAGCAGTTGACGCCACCTATAATCCTTTAGGTGTCGCCATCGGCTACCCCGCTTTGACTTTGTTGGTTCGACGGCCTACCAAGGCAAGTCGGATCTACAGAGTTACTGCGAAGCTCGTACTCCCGACACTCGAGCAGACAAGCCCAAGTACGGCAACCGGCATTCAGCCGGCGCCCACTTTGGCCTATACCTGCCAGTGTGTCATGGAGTTCATGTTGCCTGAGAGGTCAACCTTAACTGAACGGACTCGTCTGTTCAATTATGTGCACTCTCTCTTCGCGACGACCGTCAACGCCTCAGATGATGTTCCTACTGATGCAACTGGAACACCGTTGAAGGGCGCTGTTCTCAACTTTGACGCACCCTACTAAGTAGAGGAGATATCCATGAAGTCCAACACAAACGATCGCCGCAAAGGTGATGTCGTACTCGAGAGGAATCTCGTGTACGGCTTGCCTGAGTGGATTTTCGCTCTGTTGTTCTACGTGGCTTACCTCCTTCTATTGTCGTAGGACGTCTTACCTTGGAGGTGGTATGCTTAAGCTATGTAACCAATGCCATAATCGTTTTCGAAACTTGGTCGTTATCGGCTCTCGCCGATATGATCAAGACGACTGCGATTTTTGGTATCGAGTACTTAACGAGCGCGTGTTAGAGAAAGATATCTCTGATACGTGCGACTTTTGTGCTGTGAAACAAATAACAGCATGAAAGCCAGCATGCCGCCTCTTTAGGGTCCGTTGAGAAAGGTCAACTGAACTCTGGAGGTTCCATGTCTTTCGTTAAGCGTGGTACGCGTCTTCTACATGACGCGCGGGCACTTCGTGTTTCACCGGAGTTTTCCTCCGGAGTGATTCAGAGGTTCCTCGATGCCTTGGATTGCCCTCGTTCGCTGACGGTTGCCTTACTCTTCAAATATGGAGAGCATGAGCAGCTTGCCAACTTAGAGTGTGATCCACTCCACTACAGTAATGTAGAGGAGTTTAGGAATGCTTACGCGGCTACGAAGTTTTTGTCAAAATTCAAG